CCCAACTCTATTGAATTTGCTAAAAACACAAAGTTAGTTCTACAACATGACCAGACCCGTCCGCTTGGAAAACTTATGGAGTGGTCGCAAGATGAATCAGGTATTACAGCATCTTTTAAAATTGCAAAAACGACGGCTGGTAATGACGCGCTTGAAGAAGCCGCTACTGGACTTCGCTCAGATTTTAGCGTGGGTGTAGATGTTGAAGAATGGAATAACAAAGATGGCGTAATGGCTATCAGCGCTTCTAAACTCGTAGAAGTATCACTAGTTACAGATGGCGCAATTCCTGGCGCAGAAGTTCAAAAAGTAGCAGCCGAAGAAAATAAAGTTTCTGAACCAGATGTTCAGGAAGAAACACAATCAACAACAGAAGGAGAACAAGTGTCAGACACTACCGTTCCAGAAAGCACTCCTGCCGCAGAAACGGTAGAGGCTGCTAAGGTTGAAGTAAAGGCTGCAACAGCACCTTACACTTCAGTCACAGTTCGTAACCCAATCGTTGATAAGGCTTCTTATCTCGAGCATTCAGTTCGCGCATCACTAGGTAACGAAACATCAAAAATGTACGTTGCTGCTGCTGCGGATTTAACAGATAACGCAGGATTAGTTCCAACACGTCAATTAACCGAAGTTATCAACGGCATTTCAAACGCTGACCGTCCAACGATTGACTCAATCTCTCGTGGCGCTCTACCAGATGCGGGAATGACATTCGAAATTCCGAAAATTACAGTGGCTCCAAGTGTTGCAATTGTTACTGAAGGAAATGCACCATCAGAAACAGACCAAAACGCAGCGTTCGTTTCAGTGAACGTACAAAAGTTTTTTGGAACCCAGGTATTCAGCCTTGAATTGTTGGACCGTTCGTCTCCAGCATTTTTTGCAGAACTCGTACGCCAAATGGAATACGCTTATGCAAAGGCAACAGATGAGAGAGTCGCAGCAGTTCTAGCAACAAACGGAACAGATGGCGGAAACCGTACTCTTACAACTGGCGCATTAGCAGCAGATTTCGTTGCAGATGCAGCAGTTTCTATTTACTCAAACACTCTTGGATTCGCACAAAACATCGTCGTATCTCCAGAGCAGTGGGGCGTTTTAATGGGATTAGTGGATTCTTCAAACCGTCCAATTTTCCAACAGACAATCAACCCACAAAACGCAGGTGGAGACCTAACAGCAACTGCAATTCGCGGTAACGTTCTTGGCCTAAACCTTCGCGTATCTCGTTCACTATCAGGCGTAGGCGATAACTCAATGATTATCGTGAACCCAGATGCTTACACATGGTACGAGTCACCACGTCTATCACTACAGACAAACCTAATCTCAACAGGTCAGGTACAGGTCGGCTATTACGGCTATGGAGCCATCGCCACGAAACTAGCGGCTGGCGCATACCGTTACATGGTTGCATAATATAACCAACTAATCATGGGGGGAGTTCTGCTCCCGGGATTCCCCCCAGTCGTTTAACGAGAGGACTAGAAATGGCAACAATAGTAACTGCAGCCGAACTTCGCTCGGTGCTGGGCGTTTCTAGTTCTCTCTATAACGATGCTTATTTAACAGACGTTATAGACACAGCAGAAGCGGTTATTCTGCCTATGCTTACTCGATACTCAAGTCCCATAGATGTAGTTTCTTTAACAGATAACATAGCAACTTATTCAGTTCTTGGCGACAACAATTTTTCAGAGGGTCAGAGCGTAGTCATTACTGGCGTCGGCTCCCCATTCAATGGAACTTTTACTATTCTTGAATCATCTCAATACGACCAAGATGCTTTTATTATTAAATCAAATTCACGCGTATTCATAAACGGAGATTACAGAGAGTTCGACGGTTACTTTACTGTCGCAATTACTAGCGCAGATATTATCGAAAGAAAAGTAATTCCATCCGGTTTAGCAACTCTTTCTGGCGCTTCAACTTATGTAGGCGTCGCAGCAGTCGAGTCCGCCGTTCTTGCAGTATCAGTAGAAGTATTTCAATCCCGAATCGCTCCAGGCGGACAAATCGAAGGTATAGATTTTACTCAAGTTTCACCATACCGTTTAGGCCGTAGTTTATTCAATCGAGTGTCAGGATTACTAGGCGCATATATTGACGTCGAAACGATGGTCCAGTAATGTCCACAATTTTAGACACAGTTAGACAACCTTTAGCCACTGCTTTTGCAGGTGTAACGGCTAACGTCTATGCATACGTCCCAGAGGCCCCTATGGTCCCGTTCGTAGTGACAGTCCCGGATTCTCCATATATTGAATTAGAGACCATTAACAAATCAACCTTGCACATGAAGATAAATCTAACTATTTCGGTTGCTGTTGCTTACAACTCCAACCCAGCATCACTCGATAATCTCGAGCAGTTAGTAATAAGCGTTCTGAAGGTAATTCCAGTCGGATACACAATCGGAGCAATAGAAAAACCAACGGTAACTCAAGTAGGGCCATCAAACGTTTTAGTGGCTGATATCAGAGTTTCTACCTACTACACACAAACAAACTAAGGATAAACAATGGCAACCACAGTAATCACAGGTCGCGACGTTTCTCTATCTTTCACAGGTGGAACAGATGTCGAAGCCCAAGCAACAAGCGCAGTTTTAACAAAGACAAACGTTCGTGAGGTATACCAGACTCTCGACGGCGAAGCCTACAAAACAGTAAACGTAGAAGGCACTTTTGCGCTTTCCATGCTAGCCGATTGGGGTAAGACTGGTTCAGTATGCGAGGCTCTATGGACTGCAGCCGAAACTGCTCCAGATACAGATATCAGCATCACGCTTACAGCGGCAACAGGAGCAACATTCGTGTTTCCAATTAAGCCAGAATTTCCAACTGCCGGTGGCGCTGGAACAGATGCGCAGACTGTAGACTTTACTTTCAGAGTATCACAAGGTTCAGTCGTAGAAACATTTAGTTAAAAACTAAGAACGGGAGCAAAAATGCAACAGAACATAACAATTAAATATAACGATGGGTCAGAACAGACTTACCAGGTACGTCCGCCGGATTACGCTCGATGGGAGATGGCAACTAAAAAGGTTATCTCCCAGTTCGGCGGGATGTACGACATCTTATTCGTGTCTCACAGCGCGATGAAACGAGATGCAGGCGGTAAGCCAGTTAAGCCGCTTGATGTCTGGATGGAAAACGTCGCAGATGTTGAAGTAGGCGATGCAGACCCAAAAGCCATCCTAGAGGAAGCGTAAGCCGACTCTTAGTGGAATTGGCAATCGCTACACATATTCCTATGGATAAGTGGGAGACTGCCGAAGATATTTTAACCGCAATAGAGATATTAGAAGCGAGGAATCATGGCTGACGAAATAGCCTTCGATAAAACCGAACTTCGTAATGTATTTAAAGCGTTAAGGAATATGGATGAAAAAGCAACAGAAGAAGCCAAGCGCGTTTCTGGGGCTTTAGCAGATTACGCAAGAAACGAAGTGATTAGCACTGCTTCGGGGTTAAGTTCCCGGGCCGTGGCTAGTCGTATCGCAGAAGGCGCTCGAGTTAAGAAATCATCTAAAATAGGTGAAATCACTTACGGGTTCGCATCTCAGAAGTTCTCAGGTGGGGCAACTACCAAGGATATTTGGGGCGGTTCAGAGTTCGGTTCTAATAGATATAAGCAGTTCCCAGTATGGTCAGGTCGTGAGGGTCGCGGTTCTAAAGGATGGTTTATCTATCCTACGCTTCGCAAAATCCAACCGAAGATAGTATCTGAATGGACTGAATCGTTTACTAAGATTTTGAAGGAGTGGACATAATGGCCGGCACTAGTAGAGCCTTAACACTCAAACTTCTTGCTGATATAGATAACTTCACCAAAAATATAAATAAAGCCGATAATGAAGTCACTAGTTTTGGCGACAAAATTAAAAGTTTTGCCAAGGTTGCCGCTGCCGCTTTTGCGGTAGCAGGTGGCGTTGCTGTTAGGTTCGGTGTAGACGCAGTAAAGTCTGCTTCTGATTTATCTGAAACCATATCCAAAACTGGCGAAATATTTGGAGATTCTGCTAAAGAGGTTGAAGCCTTCGCTGCAACAGCCGCTAAAAGATTAGGACAGACAAAACAGCAAGCACTTGACGCAGCATCTACTTTTGCGACTTTTGGTCTATCGGCTGGATTATCCGGAAAAGAACTAGTTAAGTTTTCGACAGATTTTACTGGCCTTGCTTCTGACTTAGCATCATTTAACAACACAAGCCCAGAAGATGCTATTAACGCTATCGGCTCAGCACTTAGAGGCGAAGCCGAACCTCTAAGACGATATAACGTATTATTAGACGATGCAAGCCTTCGTCAGGCCGCGCTTGAATTAGGAATTATTAGCACTACTAAAAACGCTTTAACACCTCAGCAAAAGATATTGGCTGCTCAGGCTTTAATTTATGAAAAAACATCTCTTGCCCAAGGAGACTTTGCAAAAACTTCAGGAGGCTTAGCCAACCAACAAAGAATCCTTGGCGCTCAGATTGAAAACGTTAAGACAACTATTGGCATGTCTTTATTACCTATTGTTTTAGAAATGACTACTTTTTTTGCTACTAACGTTTTACCTATTATTGAACAATTAGGAAACGCTTTTTCCAGTGATGATGAAAATAGTTTTAGAAGCAAAATGTCGGCAGTAGTCGAGGCAATTAAGGGAGTGATTCTTCCAGCATTTAATGGGCTGGTTGCAGGCTTCGATTTAATTAGAGATTCTATTGAGCGCAACAGTGAGAAATTGCAACCATTCTTTACTCTTATTAAAGGGATTTCAGCCTTTATCGTGGCTTATCTTGCACCAGCAATTAGCCAAACTTTAGGCTTAGCCTTTAAGGCTGTAGGTACTGTTATCTCTACAGTTATTGACCAGTTCGCTAATTACCTTCAAGTTTTGACATCCATATTTAATGCGATTAAAAGAATTATTGATTTTGTTCAAAATGCTGGAAATATAGTAGGTAATCTTTTAGGTTTTAATAATTCTTCAAACGCAAGTTTTAGCACTCCGGGATTTAGTAACACTCCATTCACTCCTTCTGCACCAAGCGGGGGATTTTCAGGACAAGCGGTTAATATTACTGTAAACGGTGCAATAGATTCAGAATCAACTGCTAGACAAATTGTAAACGTTCTTAATCAGTCTTCTTATCGTGGAACCCTGGGTGCTGGTGCGTTTGCATGACAGCATGGACTCCAGAATGGGCGTTAGAGGTAAACGGCGCAGGTGATATAACCGACCTGGTTATAGCGGATTTAACAATTACTTCTGGACGTTCAGATATTTATTCTCAGCCCGTAGCAAGTTATTCTCGCTTTACGGTAAAAAACCTAGACCAGTCAGCCATTACTTACGATGTAAACGACTCAGTAGTAATCAAAGTAAAAAATTCTTCTGGAACTTATATTCCAATATTCGGTGGCGACATAACGGACATTGACCTAGTGGTGGCAACTGGAGAACCTGCCATTACACAGAATATAACTATTACTGCTTTAGGCGCATTATCTAAATTACCTAAAACTCTGACTGAAGGCATATTGGCTAAGGCTAACGATGGGGACCAGATTTATACAATTCTTTCCGAATTGCTATTTAACACCTGGCTTGAAGTCCCAGCCGCCGAAACCTGGGCTGCCTATAATCCTACAACTACCTGGGCTAATGCTGAAAACTCAGGACTCGGAGAAATTGACCGTCCAGGAGATTACGAACTGACTGCTCGTTCTGCTTCTACTACAGACGTTTATTCACTAGTGGCTAATCTTGCTAAATCTGGATTAGGTTATATTTATGAAGATTCTTCTGGCCGAATCGGTTACGCAGATTCAACGCATCGAAGCCAATATTTAGCGGCTAATGGTTATGCTTACGTGGATGGGGGTTGGGCTTACGCTTCTGGTATTTCGACCTCTAAGCGTTTAGGGGACCTTCGAAACAAAGTAACTATTACCTATAAAAATGGACAACAAGAAACCGCCGAAGATGCTACTTCGATTACTACTTATGGAGTCCAGGCTGAAAACATTCAGACCACTATTGAAAACGGGGCAGATGCAGAATCTCAGGCAGAATTTTATCTAGCCATTCGCGCCTATCCTCAGTACCAATTTAAAGCAATAACTTTCCCTATGGCTAACCCTAATATTCCAGATGCGTCTAGGGACCAGGCTTTAAATATCTTCATGGGCCTTCCAATAGATATTGAAGATTTACCGTTAAATATTGC